CTAAAATTTAACCACCATATTATCCTCATAAGAAACCCCCTTAGCCATCTTGACAGGTAACTTATGTATTTGTGCATCTGCAAACTTACTCCAAGCCTGCGGTTCGTACTCTTTTAAATAGTCAAGATACTCACAAATCTCACTCCGATTGCTGCTGAATAAGATGAAAGGCGGACGTGTCAGGTGGATTAGCTTCAGAAATGCGACCATATTGAAATATTTCTCGTTCTTGTAGGCAAATTGCTCCGTGCCCACATAAGGCGGATCAAGTACAAATAAGATATTCTCGCCATGCTGATAATGGTGCATGAGATTTTCGTAGTCCTCAGAAACAATTTCCAACCCGTCCAAATAACCATCACACGTATTAAACGGGGTTTTGCGCACCTTGTTATAAAATTCCCAGCCCAATAATTGCGCAATATCAACTGCCTGTTTGGTACTAAAAAGCAGCCATGATGATAACACCCTGACATCAATTGCACCGTCGAAATTACGGATGGCCGATTTTACTGCCGCTTCCACATCCTGCGGCAATCTCACTTCTCTTGGCACGTCTTTTGTAAGTGCCTGAATCTCTGCCAATAGGCGGTTGTAATCAGGGATATTATTTAATCTTTCGGCATACCCATCGAAGTCATTATAGATGACTCGCGCTGCGGGTTTATTGCGTTTGGCGGTATGTGCCAATAGGCCGCTGCCGCCGAATACGTCGACAATCACCCACCCCGCACCATCATCAGGAATTTGTTTCAAAGACTCTTTAAATAATTGTAGAAAAAACCGTTTCTGTCCAACAAAAGGGATCGGGGCTTGATTCCAAACTTTAGTCACTTTTTAATCTCCGGTGCTCGCGGCACTCGAAGACAAAGCTCAAAGGCTTATTTAAATTGATTGAATGTTTTGCAACGCGGACATTTGATTTGTACACAGCCACATCCTTTAGCCAGCAGCTTGTTACAATTCATACACCGCATTTCATTTGAGATTTTTTCGGGCGGGGGAACCTGTTGAACATGACATTATTTAAATTCCGTTCTGGTAAATCTATTTTCTGCTATGCCGTCTCTTCTTCCATTGCCATCCAATGCAATATCAAGTTATTGCCCCAGTAGTTGCAGCGGATGCTGAACATCTCTTCGGTCACGGTGACTATCTCAATAAATCGCCAGCTTGGCGTATCTGTGCGTTGCTGGGCAAGGGTCACTACCGGCACTTTTTTAAAAGGCTTTTTAAATCTGATGTTATAAACAGATGAATTGGCAATTGCGCCATTAAGTAAGCCTGTCCATCCTGATAAATCGTTTTTCAGAACGGCATCATTGAACACCACACGTCCTCTTTGGATATTGAGTGGTGCGGCTTGCTCCTTGCGGCTGTTTAACTCTTCTGCCACCGCTATAGACAATGCTTCGATTCGCTCTTCCAAGGTCATTTTAGGGCTGCCTTAAATCGTGCGGCGAAGTCGGTATCGGTATCGCCTAAGTTAAGGGTGGTTTCGACGGCGTTTTTTTGCTCGGCCGTCAATTCCTGCGCCTCATCGATGCGCAGACGTTTGCCGATTTGCTCGGCCATCGTTGCCGCGCCGCTTTTGTCTTCTTTAATGTAATCACCGATTTCTTTTAGCGTATCGTAAGCGGTATCTGCGCCGTCTAAGATTTGATTGCGGATGTTTTGGCCTTCGGCGGCAATCAATTGCTCGGTTTTTTGGCTGGAATATACGGTTGTGGCTGATGCTGCCGATACGTCGTCAATCAATGCGCCGCCGGCCTGATTGTTGTCAACCATGCTTTTAAGCTCATTGATGGCCCCGACCAAGCTGTTTTTGTCGCTGGTTTGCAAGTTGGTTTTTTGGCCGATGTCGGTGCGGATGCCTTTAATGGCGGCTCCGGCGGCATCGATAAACTGGTTAATACGGTCAATCAGTTTCATTTTTTTTCCTAAATCAGTTGAGGGCAAGAATAAATCGGGCGACGAAATCAGGGGCTTCTTGGCTGCTTTTGCTTTGTGCGAGCCACTCGGTAAAATCGTCAAACGACTTGTCGCGGTTGCCGGGCTGCGCGAGCCACACGCGGTATAAATCGTCATCGTATCGATGGCCGGCATGTTCGATGTTGCCGCGGTATACTTTAAAATCAGTCAGCATGGCTGGTACTCTTGATAATGTTGACGGCAATGTCGCCGCTGTATTGGGTCAGGCCGTCTGAAAGGCGGGTGAACATCACATCGGTCACATATTGGCCGGCATCGAGTGCGGCGCAGACACCGGCAGTCAAAGTCAGTAAAACGCGCGGTGTTTCGGGGTAGACGGATACGTCAAAATCCGCCACGGTATCACCGCCGTGTTTGCGCCGCAATTGGGCAACGGCGGTCACGCCTGTCAGCGACGAAATGCCGTAATCATCCAAAATATCGAATAAAACGGTAATTTCCACCGTTTCGCCGCGCTTGAACCTCAATTCGGGATTTTTTGTCATGTCACACTCCCAACTCAATCAACCGCAAATCCGGGGCTTGGCTCAAGATTTTGTTGGTCTTAATGTCGTAAAACACTTTATTGCCGATTGCCGCCTGACCGCTCAGCACCAAATTACTGCCGCCCTGCGAGCGCGCCGCCCATGCGCCGCCACCCAAGTCGCCGGTGATTTGGGCAACGCCTTGCTGCTGACGGCTTAAAATGCTGCTTAATCTTTGATAGTTATTCATACGTCAAAAATCTTTAAAGGCCGTCTGAAACGGTTTAATCGTCCAAATAACGGTCTATGCTCAAGGTTTGCGTCACCACCGGCGCATCGTCGGCAACGGATACGTCCAGCGTTACGCCGGTAACCACGCCTTGCCACATGCCGACCGGCTCTTGGATTTGCCAAATCTGCCCCAGCGCGGCCAAAGGGATGGCGTACTTGTCGGATACCGGCAGCGTCACCGTCTCTTTTTTATGGATTCCCGTGGCACTCAAGGCGGTGATACCGGCGGCAGTCAACACGGCTTGGTCGGTGTAGAGCGCGCCGCTCAAAGCCGATGCGCGCGGCTCGCGGCCGCTGCCGCTGCGGTAAATGTCGCCGCCCACACCTTTGTCATGGTTTGCCCAAACGAATACGCCGTTGGCTTTTTCCGACACGCTGCGCCGGCCGCTGATTTTGATAATCACGCTGGACGGCACGGCGACATCAGGGGCGGCAGAATCAATCTCCCACGCAGCCTTAGGCCATTTCGGTTTGAGCCGTACCACGGCTTCGGCTCGGTCACTCTCGACAAAACCGCCTGCAGCGGCCGCCAGCTCCTGCAGCACGGCCATCGGCGTTTTGTCCGTCACGGAATACACATCGGCAGGAATCAGCCAATCGGCGATGCCCCAGCCGTCCAGCTTGACGCTGCCGAACTTAAGCTGCCCGTTGGCGATTTGCGCCGCATAAATCGGGTTGCGGTAAGTGCCGTCGCCTTTTGCCGCGTAGTCGTCGCCCAGCAGGGCCGTTTGGCTGCGCCCGGTAACGGTGTAGGATTTTTGGCCGAACTGTCGGTTGTCGCTGTAATCCTCGGCCATGAAAACAAAATTATCGCCATTAATGCGGCAACTGATTAAGGCCGGGCTGCCTTTGGCGCGTCCGTCGATATTGAGCCGCACGAAATCATCAGGCGGCAGGGTCACGCTGCCCTGCCAGCAGTAGCCGCCGGTGTCGCAGGTAAAGGAAGCCGACAAGAGATTGAGCGGCCGGCCGTCAACGGCGGCGGAAACGGTGTTTTGCATGATGTAGCCTTTTAAAATCGGGGTGGCCGATTGGTCAAAACAGGCAAACGGCAACGGTATGGCGTGGGCGGCGTGGGCGATTTTGCGCCGCTGAAACCGCAATGCCATGCGGTTGGACGGCGGACGGATGCCGCAGATATAGGTCTTTTCGGTGTTGTCCGGTTCCGGCTCGAGCGGAATCTCGTAGTATTCGCACGGCACGCTTAAGGCCGGTTGGTATCGGGGGTGCAGACAGGCCGCCAAATCCTGCGCCGCGTGCAAGTCCGAATCCAAACACAAGCCCACTGCACCGCTCGCACTGGTACGGGGTTGCGTGCAGGTATCGACAAACAGGCCGGAAACCGCCGACGTGTCGTCATGATTGCCGTTTGCCCGAACCGCGCTGCCGCTTGTGTGCGGTTGCTCACAGCGTCTCAAATCGGCAATACCGCCGGTTTGCACATGGCCGCAGCCGCCGAGTTTTTCAGACGGCCTGTAATGTGCGGCGGTATCACGGCGCACATCGGCCAAAGCGTCGGTAAACGGCTCTAAACACACCGACACATCCGACGCGGCATCCCACGCCGTCTGAAAAGGCAGCCGCAAAGCGGCATGGGTATAACCGGCACCCCGGCAAACCGCTGCCGACCCGACCGCGTGCTGCACAAATCCCCATCCTTGAGACACACGCGCATAACCGTCGTCAGGCTTGGGCTGCGGCAAAGGGTTATCCGGCTGCTGCCCCGTATCATGGGGCGGCGTGTCATCACCGGCATAGCCCAAAGGCCGTCTGAAAGGCAACGGCAGGCGGTTGGCTTCAGACCGCCCGTCAATCCGCTGCGCAAACGGCAGCGGTATGGCATTGGCGGTGTATTTTTTAGGGTCGGACATTTCAGACGGCCTCTCAGCCGTCTGAATCTACATACGGCTTAATGTAGTCGTAGCTCACCGGCTCGTATTGTTTTTTGTAGTCGCGCGCAACCATCATGTACTCTTTATCGGTGTTGAGACGGTCAAAACGGTAACTGCCGTCAGGCTTGCTCCATGTGTCGGCGATGCATTCCATCGCGGGTAGGGCAAACAGGTAGATGCGGCGTGACGCGGGTTGGCCGTCGACGGTGACGATGCCGTCTGCTTCGCCGGCGATGCAGCCCTTGCCGCCGTATTTATGGTGTGCCGACCTTAAAAAACAGTTACTTTGCAACAAATGGTTTTGATAACTCAATTGCCTGTAATAAAATACCGGGCGGCTGCGGAAAAACAGGTCGGCCATCACATTTCCCACGCATTAAGGTTGACCAGCATGCCCCGGCCATTAACTCTGCAATAAAGGTATTGGTCACCGCTGCCGTCAAGATCCTTAAAAATCTTGCCAAACGGCACTTCGTTTGACGTAGGCATATCCTCGAAAATCATCATACAGCCGGGTAAAGAGCCGGCAAGCATGTTCAATGAGTTGGCAGTCTCCAACAGATAGCAGTCGTCGGCACAAAACCCGCCGGTAGCCGGGTTAGGGTATTTAACAGAATAATAACCGTTAGCTTTAGAAACTATCCTTCCTCCTGCCCCCGATAAATAGTCATAGCTGCGCGCATATTGGATATGCAAACTCCCGCCGGTATAAGCAGCTGACCCAAACCCGCCCACAAAACCCAAACACAAATTACCGGACTGCCGATCAGCAACCGACGGGAATAAGCCAAAATAAAGAAAGCCGCATTCTCTAGACGACGATGAATCAGAGGTAACCAAAACAAATGCTCTGCCATTGCCAACAAGCCACCACTTACCGGAACCTTTAAATGACGAATAACTAAAACCACACCAGGCCTCGGAATTGACAATTTCACCGTTTGAAATTGATGTCGGGTTTAAAATAATCCGACAACGCGCTCCTGAGTCGGTCTGGTTGCCGGTATTGCCCCGCCAAGAATCATCCGCTGACAGCGCCCAGCCTTCCGCCTCGTCATCCTTCGGCGCGAAAACAGCTTTATAATCCTCCTCAAAGCTGATTTTCCACCCTAACGGCTCTTTACGGTTGTCTCCATCGCCGTAACCGCTAATCAAGCACGCTTTTAAAACGGTTTTAATTGAGCCTTGGGTATAGCTGACCTGAGGCGCACCCGGGTCATCCCACTTATATAATTTTACGGGCGTGCGGGTAGTATTAAACATGGTTGAATCCCTAAAAAAACATATGCACTCATTATGCAGAAAAGCCCCGGAAACCGGGGCTTGCACGGATGCACTTTGCGGCTTGGCGGCAGTTTGTCTTCAGCTTCGCAGAAGCCTGCGGCTTTCAGACGGCCTTACCCGGCCACCGTATTGCCGCGCAGACAGGCGGTGAAACCGTCGCGCCCGGCCTGCTTGTCGGGGCTGGGGTGGACGCTGCGCAATACCCATACGGGCAGCGGCGTGCCGAATGTGTTGAACCGGATGCAGTTGCCGCGCTCCCAGCCGCCGCCGAATGCCGCGGCTGGCAGGCGGAAATACGGTTTGCCGGTGGCCGGATTGGCGGGTGCCAATCCGGTCAGCGTGTCCGATGCCAACACCAAGCCCAACTGCTCGCCGTAGAGCCGGTATTGGCTCTCGCCGGTAAACTGTATCAGCCAACGCTCGGTAACCGCGCCGTTGCTGGTCAGTTTAAACGGGTAGTCTTTGACGTTGAGTTTGGCCAAAATCTCTTCGCCGCGCATAGCATCCGCCCATACGTTGTCCCACGCCCGCTGGCTGAAAGGCTCGGTGGCGCGCACCAGCAAATCGCCGCCGATGAGCGCGCTGGAAACGTAGGTGTTTTCCTGCGGGTAATCGCGCGACAGGGCGAATTGCAGTTTCAGACGGCCTGAAATATCCACACCGGTGATGCGGTTTTCTTCTTCCCATGCCATTGATGCGGTCAGGGGCATGGCGTATTGCGACAAATCCAGCGGCTCGGAAAAAGTCAGCTCGCCCGTTTTTAAATCCATGCTGTATTTTTCGGCCAGGACGTGTTTGCCGTCGGCGTCCAGCAGACACAGGCGGTCGATGTTTTGGCGGTTAAGCGTGATTTGCTGTCCGCCGGTAAACGACCCGCCCAAATCCTGCTTGAGATGGCTGCCGATGACAATCATGTCGCCTTTGCGGTAAATCGGCACGCGCCCGTCTGACGGCAGCCGCACTGAGTCGATGCCGATAATCGATGAATCCAAGGGCAGATTGTCTTGGGTGACGGCGTTGTAACGCATGGTCGACGGATAAAAGCCGTCGGCGGATTCGACGCTGTAGAAACCTGTCTCATAATCAATAGTGCCGTTGAATGCGCCGGTAATATTGCCGTCGGCATCGGATTTGGCCACGGAATCACCTGCATACACCGTAAAGCTCTCCGGCTTGACCGGAGCAGAATCCGTGCGGCCGGAATAGCTGTACATGAGTGTTTCAGGCCGCTTTACAATGCCTGCCGTGATTTTGAGGCTGCCGCCGTCAACGGCATCATCGGTCAAGTCGACTTTACCGTGATCATCCATGTTGCCGACCATCTGGCCGCTGCCGGATGCGGTATCCCAATTTTTATACAGCACGCCGCCGCGCTCGACGATGTCGGTTTTGCCGTCTGAAAACCGCCATGTGTCAAATACCGCAGTATCGTTGGCATAGCCGCCTTTGAGCGCATCCAACACCAAAGAGCCGCGCACGCTGCCCGATTTGGACTCGGCGGCGGAAGATTCTTTTTTGACCCAAACGATTTTGCCGTTGGGCGTGACCCTTACTTCGCGGTCGGCTATCTCACTTATTCTGACCCGGGAAAAACCTTCACCCGGATCCACATAGCCTTGCCGTGAATCATACACCTTCAAATCTAGCGATGCAGCCGGAATTCTTACTGCGCCGCTTGAATAGTCAATGCTGCCGCCACTCAACAGGTTACCGTCCAAAAGCAGGCCACCCGAGCCGTTGTCAGAAATCACCAAATTAAAAGACCTGGCGGTATAGTTACTTTCGACAATCCGGCGGTCGCCATAACGAAAACGAAAGCGACTGGAAGAGTCAATCAGATATTTAATGTAGATCACCTTTACATTTAGGCTCCCCGACAACACCGCCATAAAACTGCCCGGCGCGGTACGGCCGATGTCTAACACCAAGTTGCCCTTCTTCCATTGGGCTTCGCCTTTTGCATCTGCTGCCGTGTACTCTTCGCGGGCGATGCCGATGTTTCCCGCTCGCACCACGGTCGTTTTAATCACACCCGACGCATAGTCGATGGTGCCGGTGATGTCACCTGTTATGCCGCCTGCGCCGTTGTCCCGGGCGGTTTTGGCTCCACCGTCCGTCCAACTCAGGCGCACGGTGCCGGGCTTGACGGCTTGTCCGATGTCGTACACGCCGTCGCCGCCGCTTGGCGTGCCGACCATCACCGACCCCGCGGCCTTGCCGTCAAAGGTCTGAAAACCGTCGCCGCCCCATTGGAATACGATTTTACTGCCGACATCGGGCATGGCGGGCAGATTAAGAATCACCGAGCCGGACACATACGACACCGTGCCGACCTGTGTGTTGGCCTCGTCACGGATAATACCGTCACCAAAATCTTTCAGGGTGTACCACACGCCCAAAGCCATAAACGACACGGCCAATGCGCCCGGGGCGGGCAGCGGCTTGAGCAGCGGTGCCCATGCTGTGCCTTGGTTGGTCTCTTTGACTTCGACATAGGTAGAGTAACGGGCGGCTGACGACTTGGCACCGAATTGGCCGCTGATGGTGTAGCGGCCGGACGGCAGGTTTTCAATCACACCGCGATGGTAATCGACGGAGTAGCTGTTGCGGCCGTCCGAAAGCAGGCCGGCAGCATTGTCTTTAAAATTGCCCCATGCGATGCTGCCCGGCAAAACCGGCTGCGGGAAATACAGATTACCGCCGTTATGGTATCCCGCAAACACCACGCCCACGGGCGCGGATGGTATCCACATTTCAGACGGCACCGGATATTGGTCGGCGATGGCGGTTTCAACTGTTGATGTCGGCACCAGTTTTTCGTAAATGCCGGACACGGTCAGCGCGGCGTCGCCTTTTTTCAGCGGCGCGGATACGGGTTTGACACCGTAATAGCTGGCCGAATCGGCAACCTGAGTTTCCAAAATCTTAACGGGGGCGTTAGCATATCCCTCGACCGGGTAGTTTACGCCCTCATAATCGTTGACCAGCGGATTGGTAATTTCCATTTTAACCACGCGACGCCGGATTTCTTTGGTTTCTCCGTTTGGCAACGGGATTTCAAACGTGCGGATTTCCGACTCCAAATTCTGGATACGGAAATACTCGTAACGCCGCGCGGCGGCGGAATTTCGGGTATCGGTAAATTCAAGGCAATAACGCTCGCCGACCTTCGGCAGCGGGGCTTCGACGCGCTGGTAGGCCTGAATCAGGCGCACGCCGGACAAATGCCGCCCCATCATGGTCATGCGGCTTTCGACCGTCGGCACGCTGTAGGCTTCGATGCGCGGCATGATGTCCTGCCGCTCTTCGCCGTAATTGCGCGCTTTAAACGCCAAAAACGACACATTCGGCGATTTCGGCGGCTCGCTGATGATGAAATGGCCGCCGTAAAGCGGCTCGGCATCGTTGCGCAACACGGCAGGGTAGAGCAGACGCGCGTCAAAGCTGCCCATTGTGCGGTCAACATCCGACACCGGCGGAAAAATCTCATTATCGGCACCGGTCAGGGGCGTCCCCGTCATCAGGCCGCCGCCGTCCGGCGTGTCGGTCATGCGCTGGCTCGGGTAAATCTGCAAATCCTGCTGGGTAAGGCGGGTGGTTTTATTCATGGTTTAAAGCCTGTTTAAAAAGTCATTAATAAGATTTCGGCGGTGTAGCGTTCGCTGCCCGCTTCAGGCGTGGCATAACGTACAGGCTCGACATTGCCGAGCGCGGAATCGTGCAGGCGGAACACGACATTAAATTCGCGTCCGTCGTAATGGCTAAGCGTCATCTCCAGTTCGGGTGTATCAGACCATTCGCGTAGCCGGCGCACCGTGCCCAGTGTGTGCCATACCCACGAGCCGGACAGCGTAATCGGTCTGCCGTTGAGCTTGACTCCTTGCTGGATAATCAAACCGCCCGACAAAGTCCGCTGCGGCGCGGCTTGCGCCACTTTCGACCACTCAAACTCATCACGCCAGCGTATATCCTGCGGCAGCTCAATCCGTTCATTGGTATCGTTGCGTTTCAGAATCCAAACATCGTTTGCCATTTCAGACGGCCTTTCGTGGTTAATACCTGATTAAAACAAAAGCCCCGCCTGATTGGGCGGGGCATGGCTGCACTTTACGGCTTGGCGGCAGTCTGAAATCAGGTACTGCGCTTTAAACCGTCCTCAAGCTGCTTAAACATACTGTCGACCACAGCCTGATCGCGCTCTTTGAGCACGCTGCTCAGACGGCCCAAGTCGATATTGACCCGCCTGTGCCGATTTGGCGCAACACATCGGCACTCGCACCGGAATTGCTGTTGCCGCCGCCTGAATAGACGGGCGTGCTAACCGATTGGGCTTGCACCCGCTCGGCTTGGCGGTTGCTTTTTTGTTTTTGGTAAATCTGCTCGAGCAACTTGATTTGCTTTTGATATTCCGCCGCCACTTCGGCCTGCTGGAACCGTTGCGCCTCGGCCAATTTCGCCTGCAAATCAGCAAGCTGCTTTTGGTGCTGATACGCATAAGTCGCTTCGGCATTGCCGTTCAGTTCGTCAAGCTGTGCCTGCAAAGACGCGGTAGCATCGCTGGCTTCTTGCCTTAAGGCCTGCATTCGGGCGCGGGCATCTTCAATGGCCGCGCGGAATCGGCTTAATTTGACCTCGCCCAATTTGTCCGCCGCCGCATTGGTCGCAGTGATGGCACGCTGTAGGTCGGCATTATTGACCATGCCGGCTGATGTTGATTGGTTTAACCGCTCCATCGCCGCGTTGGCGTTGGCTATTTTTTCGGTCCAATCTTTAACTTGGGCTGTTACCAAATCAGCGGCCGCGCCGAATTTAACGCCCGAAAATGCACGGTTAAGCTTTTCCATCTCCTCGGTCGTCAGCTTGACATAGCCGTGGGTTTGGCTCATTCGGTAGCCGTAGTCGGTAACGGCTGCCGACGCTTTTTCTGTTGCCTTGGCTGATTCCCCGACGGCATTGGCCGCACGGCGTTCGGCGGATTCGCGCTGCCGCGCGGATTCGGCGGCTTTTTGGTGTGCCTGCACGGCTTGGTCGCCGCCTTTGGCCGTGTTTTGCGCCAATTCCTGCGCGCGCGCGTTGACCTGTTCAATCACTCGGTCGTATTGCGCCGCGCTGATTGAGCCGCTCTCAAAAGCCGCCTGCGCCTGTTTCGCGATTTGGTTAAGCGTAGCAGGGTCTCCGGCCGCCTTAATACTGCCGCCAAGCTGGTCATAAGCCGTTTTGGCCGCACCCGCACCTTTTGCCGCCGCCTCATTAAGGCGCGCGATTTGGTCTTGGGTCAGTTTGGCCGTTTGGCCGTTGGCCTCCAATTGGGCGCGGAATGCTTCAAATTCTTGGCGGCTTTCCAGCTTGCCCATCATCTGCTCGAACGACGCGCGGATCAGGTTGGCACCGTCGATACCGTGCTGCGCCGCCGTTTTCGAGGCCGTCTGAAAATCCGCAAACGCCTGTTTGGCCTTGCTGCTGATGCCGGTGGTGACGGAATCGACATCCACGCCGATTTTGGCGAAGGCTTCGGATACTTTGCCGGCGGCTTTTGGGGCGGCATCGCCGATTTTTTCGATTTCTTCAGCGGTCAGGCCTGCTTCTTTACCGACCTCGTTCAGACGGCCTTTAAGTGCTTCCACTGCCTCAGGGCTGTCCATTTTGGACAAGGCCGCCTGAAACAGCCGCCCCATCTGGTCGGCATCATTACCGAACTGCCGTGCGGCCAGACTGAAACTGTCCAAGGCTTTATTGGCGTTATCGCTCATGCCGGTGGTAACTTGCTGCGTGCTCAAGCCCAATTCTTCCAGCGCGGCGGTGGCGCGTGCCAAATCGCCCGTATCCACACTGATTTTGGCGTTTTTAGCGTCAAGTTCGGCTTTCAAAGCAGCCATTTTTTCTCGGGCAACTCCAAGCTGCACGGCAAATTCGGCATACATGGCGGTGTTTTCACGGCCACCGGCGCGCAAGGCATTGAGCGTGGTTTCCAGCGCGGCGGCTTCTGATGCCGATTGCCGGTATTCGGCTTGCAGGGCTTTGATGGCGGCAGCTTCTGCGGCTGCGGCCTGTTCGGCTTTTTCTTTTTTCAGCGCATTCTGTTTGGCCAGCTCTTCCCCTGCTGCGGCCAATTCACGGGCGGATTGAGCCGATGTTTTGAAATTTTCGTTGTATTTTTCCAGCCCGCCCGTTGTCCAAAGCGAATCGATAATCGCCGGGATACGCGCCAATTCATCTCCGAAGCTGCGCACAATCTCGCTGTTTTTGTAAAGGCCGTCTCCAATTGAGCGGCCTGTCTCAAATGCTGCCCACAATGCCCCTGCATTGGCTGCCACCGATTTCAGCGTACCGCCCAAAGTCGCAATCGAGCCTTTGACCTTGCCCATGCCGGCTCCGTTTGCCGCCGTCAGCTGCACCGTCAATTCACGCGCGGCCTGTGTAGCCGACTGTAAAGATGTGCGCACACCGTTAATGCTGACCTGTTGTTTGGCAAACGATGCCGCCGACGAGCCGCCCGTCAGTCGCACGGCGGTTTCATAGGCTTGCACCGCCAAACGTGCACCGGCATACAGCGCGGCCAACTGGGTGAGAACAGGAAATTCTTGGGCAACTTTAGCCACGCCGCCCGCAACAGAGGCGGCAGCTTCGGCGGCTGTCGTAATCGCGGGCAGCAGCGCGCTGCCGATTTCTGCCGCCGCCACCGAAAATGCTGCTTTGGCACGGTTGATTTGGGCTTCCGTCGTACCCATCACGTTAGCCAGCTCTTCCTGCATGGCACCGGCCACTTTGCTTTTATCACCGACCAAGGCCAAGGCCTTTTCATACTCGCCGAGCGAGCCGACCAAAAGGGCAATATCGTCGCTGTATTCCGTGCCGAACAGTTTCGACAGCACCAGGGCGCGGCTCTGTTTGTCCAAATCCTGCAACTTGCTCAAAAAGCCGGTTAATGCCTGTTGCGGATTGGCGGCGATATTGGCGGCCATCTCATCCGCACTCAAACCTATACTTTTAAGTGCATCTTGGAATCCTGCCCCTTGCGTCTGCGCGGTTTGCAGCTTTTGCAACAGTGCATTGATGGCGGTAGCCGCCACTTCGGGCGGTTTGCCCAAAGCAATAAAGGCATCGGCAAGCGCTGCGGCTTCCTCCGCCGCCAAGCCGAACTGATTGGCCGTACCGCCGATGCGCGCCATTGCGCAATGGCGCGCATCGGCGGTACGGCCAATCAGTTCGGCTTGGCGGCGGAGGAAGCCGCAGCGCTTGCCGATGCCTTTATTGCTTTGGGCAAACCGCCCGAAGTGGCGGCTACCGCCATCAATGCACTGTTGCAAAAGCTGCAAACCGCGCAGACGCAAGGGGCAGGATTCCAAGATGCACTTAAAAGTATAGGTTTGAGTGCGGATGAGATGGCCGCCAATATCGCCGCCAATCCGCAACAGGCATTAACCGGCTTTTTGAGCAAGTTGCAGGATTTGGACAAACAGAGCCGCGCCCTGGTGCTGTCGAAACTGTTCGGCACGGAATACAGCGACGATATTGCCCTTTTGGTCGGCTCGCTCGGCGAGTATGAAAAGGCCTTGGCCTTGGTCGGTGATAAAAGCAAAGTGGCCGGTGCCATGCAGGAAGAGCTGGCTAACGTGATGGGTACGACGGAAGCCCAAATCAACCGTGCCAAAGCAGCATTTTCGGTGGCGGCGGCAGAAATCGGCAGCGCGCTGCTGCCCGCGATTACGACAGCCGCCGAAGCTGCCGCCTCTGTTGCGGGCGGCGTGGCTAAAGTTGCCCAAGAATTTCCTGTTCTCACCCAGTTGGCCGCGCTGTATGCCGGTGCACGTTTGGCGGTGCAAGCCTATGAAACCGCCGTGCGACTGACGGGCGGCTCGTCGGCGGCATCGTTTGCCAAACAACAGGTCAGCATTAACGGTGTGCGCACATCTTTACAGTCGGCTACACAGGCCGCGCGTGAATTGACGGTGCAGCTGACGGCGGCAAACGGAGCCGGCATGGGCAAGGTCAAAGGCTCGATTGCGACTTTGGGCGGTACGCTGAAATCGGTGGCAGCCAATGCAGGGGCATTGTGGGCAGCATTTGAGACAGGCCGCTCAATTGGAGACGGCCTTTACAAAAACAGCGAGATTGTGCGCAGCTTCGGAGATGAATTGGCGCGTATCCCGGCGATTATCGATTCGCTTTGGACAACGGGCGGGCTGGAAAAATACAACGAAAATTTCAAAACATCGGCTCAATCCGCCCGTGAATTGGCCGCAGCAGGGAAGAGCTGGCCAAACAGAATGCGCTGAAAAAAGAAAAAGCCGAACAGGCCGCAGCCGCAGAAGCTGCCGCCATCAAAGCCCTGCAAGCCGAATACCGGCAATCGGCATCAGAAGCCGCCGCGCTGGAAACCACGCTCAATGCCTTGCGCGCCGGTGGCCGTGAAAACACCGCCATGTATGCCGAATTTGCCGTGCAGCTTGGAGTTGCCCGAGAAAAAATGGCTGCTTTGAAAGCCGAACTTGACGCTAAAAACGCCAAAATCAGTGTGGATACGGGCGATTTGGCACGCGCCACCGCCGCGCTGGAAGAATTGGGCTTGAGCACGCAGCAAGTTACCACCGGCATGAGCGATAACGCCAATAAAGCCTTGGACAGTTTCAGTCTGGCCGCACGGCAGTTCGGTAATGATGCCGACCAGATGGGGCGGCTGTTTCAGGCGGCCTTGTCCAAAATGGACAGCCCTGAGGCAGTGGAAGCACTTAAAGGCCGTCTGAACGAGGTCGGTAAAGAAGCAGGCCTGACCGCTGAAGAAATCGAAAAAATCGGCGATGCCGCCCCAAAAGCCGCCGGCAAAGTATCCGAAGCCTTCGCCAAAATCGGCGTGGATGTCGATTCCGTCACCACCGGCATCAGCAGCAAGGCCAAACAGGCGTTTGCGGATTTTCAGACGGCCTCGAAAACGGCGGCGCAGCACGGTATCGACGGTGCCAACCTGATCCGCGCGTCGTTCGAGCAGATGATGGGCAAGCTGGAAAGCCGCCAAGAATTTGAAGCATTCCGCGCCCAATTGGAGGCCAACGGCCAAACGGCCAAACTGACCCAAGACCAAATCGCGCGCCTTAATGAGGCGGCGGCAAAAGGTGCGGGTGCGGCCAAAACGGCTTATGACCAGCTTGGCGGCAGTATTAAGGCGGCCGGAGACCCTGCTACGCTTAACCAAATCGCGAAACAGGCGCAGGCGGCTTTTGAGAGCGGCTCAATCAGCGCGGCGCAATACGACCGAGTGATTGAACAGGTCAACGCGCGCGCGCAGGAATTGGCGCAAAACACGGCCAAAGGCGGCGACCAAGCCGTGCAGGCACACCAAAAAGCCGCCGAATCCGCGCGGCAGCGCGAATCCGCCGAACGCCGTGCGGCCAATGCCGTCGGGGAATCAGCCAAGGCAACAGAAAAAGCGTCGGCAGCCGTTACCGACTACGGCTACCGAATGAGCCAAACCCACGGCTATGTCAAGCTGACGACCGAGGAGATGGAAAAGCTTAACCGTGCATTTTCGGGCGTTAAATTCGGCGCGGCCGCTGATTTGGTAACAGCCCAAGTTAAAGATTGGACCGAAAAAATAGCCAACGCCAACGCGGCGATGGAGCGGTTAAACCAATCAACATCAGCCGGCATGGTCAATAATGCCGACCTACAGCGTGCCATCACTGCGACCAATGCGGCGGCGGACAAATTGGGCGAGGTCAAATTAAGCCGATTCCGCGCGGCCATTGAAGATGCCCGCGCCCGAATGCAGGCCTTAAGGCAAGAAGCCAGCGATGCTACCGCGTCTTTGCAGGCACAGCTTGACGAACTGAACGGCAATGCCGAAGCGACTTATGCGTATCAGCACCAAAAGCAGCTTGCTGATTTGCAGGCGAAATTGGCCGAGGCGCAACGGTTCCAGCAGGCCGAAGTGGCGGCGGAATATCAAAAGCAAATCAAGTTGCTCGAGCAGATTTACCAAAAACAAAAAAGCAACCGCCAAGCCGAGCGGGTGCAAGCCCAATCGGTTAGCACGCCCGTCTATTCAGGCGGCGGCAACAGCAATTCCGGTGCGAGTGCCGATGTGTTGCGCCAAATCGGCACAGGCGGGGTCAATATCGACTTGGGCCGTCTGAGCAGCGTGCTCAAAGAGCGCGATCAGGCTGTGGTCGACAGTATGTTTAAGCAGCTTGAGGACGGTTTAAAGCGCAGTACCTGATTTCAGACTGCCGCCAAGCCGTAAAGTGCAGCCATGCCCCGCCCAATCAGGCGGGGCTTTTGTTTTAATCAGGTATTAACCACGAAAGGCCGTCTGAAATGGCAAACGATGTTTGGATTCTGAAACGCAACGATACCAATGAACGGATTGAGCTGCCGCAGGATATACGCTGGCGTGATGAGTTTGAGTGGTCGAAAGTGGCGCAAGCCGCGCCGCAGCGGACTTTGTCGGGCGGTTTGATTATCCAGCAAGGAGTCAAGCTCAACGGCAGACCGATTACGCTGTCCGGCTCGTGGGTATGGCACACACTGGGCACGGTGCGCCGGCTACGCGAATGGTCTGATACACCCGAACTGGAGATGACGCTTAGCCATTACGACGGACGCGAATTTAATGTCGTGTTCCGCCTGCACGATTCCGCGCTCGGCAATGTCGAGCCTGTACGTTATGCCACGCCTGAAGCGGGCAGCGAACGCTACACCGCCGAAATCTTATTAATGACTTTTTAAACAGGCTTTAAACCATGAATAAAACCACCCGCCTTACCCAGCAGGATTTGCAGATTTACCCGAGCCAGCGCATGACCGACACGCCGGACGGCGGCGGCCTGATGACGGGGACGCCCCTGACCGGTGCCGATAATGAGATTTTTCCGCCGGTGTCGGATGTTGACCGCACAATGGGCAGCTTTGACGCGCGTCTGCTCTACCCTGCCGTGTTGCGCAACGATGCCGAGCCGCTTTACGGCGGCCATTTCATCATCAGCGAGCCGCCGAAATCGCCGAATGTGTCGTTTTTGGCGTTTAAAGCGCGCAATTACGGCGAAGAGCGGCAGGACATCATGCCGCGCATCGAAGCCTACAGCGTGCCGACGGTCGAAAGCCGCATGACCATGATGGGGCGGCATTTGTCCGGCGTGCGCCTGATTCAGGCCTACCAGCGCGTCGAAGCCCCGCTGCCGAAGGTCGGCGAGCGTTATTGCCTTGAATTTACCGATACCCGAAATTCCGCCGCCGCGCGGCGTTACGAGTATTTCCGTATCCAGAATTTGGAGTCGGAAATCCGCACGTTTGAAATCCCGTTGCCAAACGGAGAAACCAAAGAAATCCGGCGTCGCGTGGTTAAAATGGAAATTACCAATCCGCTGGTCAACGATTATGAGGGCGTAAACTACCCGGTCGAGGGATATGCTAACGCCCCCGTTAAGATTTTGGAAACTCAGGTTGCCGATTCGGCCAGCTATTACGGTGTCAAACCCGTATCCGCGCCGCTGAAAAAAGGCGACGCCGCGCTGACCGTGTCCGGCATTTACGAAAAACTGGTGCCGACATCAACAGTTGAAACCGCCATCGCCGACCAATATCCGGTGCCGTCTGAAATGTGGATACCATCCGCGCCCGTGGGCGTGGTGTTTGCGGGATACCATAACGGCGGTAATCTGTATTTCCCGCAGCCGGTTTTGCCGGGCAGCATCGCATGGGGCAATTTTAAAGACAATGCTGCCGGCCTGCTTTCGGACGGCCGCAACAGCTACTCCGTCGATTACCATCGCGGTGTGATTGAAAACCTGCCGTCCGGCCGCTACACCATCAGCGGCCAATTCGGTGCCAAGTCGTCAGCCGCCCGTTACTCTACCTATGTCGAAGTCAAAGAGACCAACCAAGGCACAGCATGGGCACCGCTGCTCAAGCCGCTGCCCGCCCCGGGCGCATTGGCCGTGTCGTTTATGGCTTTGGGCGTGTGGTACACCCTGAAAGATTTTGGTGACGGTATTATCCGTGACGAGGCCAACACACAGGTCGGCACGGTGTCGTATGTGTCCGGCTCGGTGATTCTTAATCTGCCCGCCATGCCCGATGTCGGCAGTAAAATCGTATTCCAATGGGGCGGCGACGGTTTTCAGACCTTTGACGGCAAGGCCGCGGGGTCGGTGATGGTCGGCACGCCAAGCGGCGGCGACGGCGTGTACGACATCGGACAAGCCGTCAAGCCCGGCACCGTGCGCCTGAGTTGGACGGACGGTGGAGCCAAAACCGCCCGGGACAACGGCGCAGGCGGCATAACAGGTGACATCACCGGCACCATCGACTATGCGTCGGGTGTGATTAAAACGACCGTGGTGCGAGCGGGAAACATCGGCATCGCCCGCGAAGAGTACACGGCAGCAGATGCAAAAGGCGAAGCCCAATGGAAGAAGGGCAACTTGGTGTTAGACATCGGCCGTACCGCGCCGGGCAGTTTTATGGCGGTGTTGTCGGGGAGCCTAAATGTAAAGGTGATCTACATTAAATATCTGATTGACTCTTCCAGTCGCTTTCGTTTTCGTTATGGCGACCGCCGGATTGTCGAAAGTAACTATACCGCCAGGTCTTTTAATTTGGTGATTTCTGACAACGGCTCGGGTGGCCTGCTTTTGGACGGTAACCTGTTGAGTGGCGGCAGCATTGACTATTCAAGCGGCGCAGTAAGAATTCCGGCTGCATCGCTAGATTTGAAGGTGTATGATTCACGGCAAGGCTATGTGGATCCGGGTGAAGGTTTTTCCCGGGTCAGAATAAGTGAGATAGCCGACCGCGAAGTAAGGGTCACGCCCAACGGCAAAATCGTTTGGGTCAAAAAAGAATCTTCCGCCGCCGAGTCCAAATCGGGCAGCGTGCGCGGCTCTTTGGTGTTGGATGCGCTCAAAGGCGGCTATGCCAACGATACTGCGGTATTTGACACATGGCGGTTTTCAGACGGCAAAACCGACATCGTCGAGCGCGGCGGCGTGCTGTATAAAAATTGGGATACCGCATCCGGCAGCGGCCAGATGGTCGGCAACATGGATGATCACGGTAAAGTCGACTTGACCGATGATGCCGTTGACGGCGGCAGCCTCAAAATCACGGCAGGCATTGTAAAGCGGCCTGAAACACTCATGTACAGCTATTCCGGCCGCACGGATTCTGCTCCGGTCAAGCCGGAGAGCTTTACGGTGTATGCAGGTGATTCCGTGGCCAAATCCGATGCCGACGGCAATATTACCGGCGCATTCAACGGCACTATTGATTATGAGACAGGTTTCTACAGCGTCGAATCCGCCGACGGCTTTTATCCGTCGACCATGCGTTACAACGCCGTCACCCAAGACAATCTGCCCTTGGATTCATCGATTATCGGCATCGACTCAGTGCGGCTGCCGTCAGACGGGCGCGTGCCGATTTACCGCAAAGGCGACATGATTGTCATCGGCAGCCATCTCAAGCAGGATTTGGGCGGGTCGTTTACCGGCGGACAGCAAATCACGCTTAACCGCCAAAACATCGACCGCCTGTGTCTGCTGGACGCCGACGGCAAACACGTCCTGGCCGAAAAATACAGCATGGATTTAAAAACGGGCGAGCTGACTTTTTCCGAGCCGCTGGATTTGTCGCAATACGCCATGCCCCTGACCGCATCAATGGCATGGGAAGAAGAAAACCGCATCACCGGTGTGGATATTTCAGGCCGTCTGAAACTGCAATTCGCCCTGTCGCGCGATTACCCGCAGGAAAACACCTACGTTTCCAGCGCGCTCATCGGCGGCGATTTGCTGGTGCGCGCCACCGAGCCTTTCAGCCAGCGGGCGTGGGACAACGTATGGGCGGATGCTATGCGCGGCGAAGAGATTTTGGCCAAACTCAACGTCAAAGACTACCCGTTTAAACTGACCAGCAACGGCGCGGTTACCGAGCGTTGGCTGATACAGTTTACCGGCGAGAGCCAATACCGGCTCTACGGCGAGCAGTTGGGCTTGGTGTTGGCATCGGACACGCTGACCGGATTGGCACCCGCCAATCCGGCCACCGGCAAACCGTATTTCCGCCTGCCAGCCGCGGCATTCGGCGGCGGCTGGGAGCGCGGCAACTGCATCCGGTTCAACACATTCGGCACGCCGCTGCCCGTATGGGTATTGCGCAGCGTCCACCCCAGCCCCGACAAGCAGGCCGGGCGCGACGGTTTCACCGCCTGTCTGCGCGGCAATACGGTGGCCGGGTAAGGCCGTCTGAAAGCCGCAGGCTTCTGCGAAGCTGAAGACAAACTGCCGCCAAGCCGCAAAGTGCATCCGTGCAAGCCCCGGTTTCCGGGGCTTTTCTGCATAATGAGTGCATATGTTTTTTTAGGGATTCAACCATGTTTAATACTACCCGCACGCCCGTAAAATTATATAAGTGGGATGACCCGGGTGCGCCTCAGGTCAGCTATACCCAAGGCTCAATTAAAACCGTTTTAAAAGCGTGCTTGATTAGCGGTTACGGCGATGGAGACAACCGTAAAGAGCCGTTAGGGTGGAAAATCAGCTTTGAGGAGGATTATAAAGCTGTTTTCGCGCCGAAGGATGACGAGGCGGAAGGCTGGGCGCTGTCAGCGGATGATTCTTGGCGGGGCAATACCGGCAACCAGACCGACTCAGGAGCGCGTTGTCGGATTATTTTAAACCCGACATCAATTTCAAACGGTGAAATTGTCAATTCCGAGGCCTGGTGTGGTTTTAGTTATTCGTCATTTAAAGGTTCCGGTAAGTGGTGGCTTGTTGGCAATGGCAGAGCATTTGTTTTGGTTACCTCTGATTCATCGTCGTCTAGAGAATGCGGCTTTCTTTATTTTGGCTTATTCCCGTCGGTTGCTGATCGGCAGTCCGGTAATTTGTGTTTGGGTTTTGTGGGCGGGTTTGGGTCAGCTGCTTATACCGGCGGGAGTTTGCATATCCAATATGCGCGCAGCTATGACTATTTATCGGGGGCAGGAGGAAGGATAGTTTCTAAAGCTAACGGTTATTATTCTGTTAAATACCCTAACCCGGCTACCGGCGGGTTTTGTGCCGACGACTGCTATCTGTTGGAGACTGCCAACTCATTGAACATGCTTGCCGGCTCTTTACCCGGCTGTATGATGATTTTCGAGGATATGCCTACGTCAAACGAAGTGCCGTTTGGCAAGATTTTTAAGGATCTTGACGGCAGCGGTGACCAATACCTTTATTGCAGAGTTAATGGCCGGGGCATGCTGGTCAACCTTAATGCGTGGGAAATGTGATGGCCGACCTGTTTTTCCGCAGCCGCCCGGTATTTTATTACAGGCAATTGAGTTATCAAAACCATTTGTTGCAAAGTAACTGTTTTTTAAGGTCGGCACACCATAAATACGGCGGCAAGGGCTGCATCGCCGGCGAAGCAGACGGCATCGTCACCGTCGACGGCCAACCCGCGTCACGCCGCATCTACCTGTTTGCCCTACCCGCGATGGAATGCATCGCCGACACATGGAGCAAGCCTGACGGCAGTTACCGTTTTGACCGTCTCAACACCGATAAAGAGTACATGATGGTTGCGCGCGACTACAAAAAACAATACGAGCCGGTGAGCTACGACTACATTAAGCCGTATGTAGATTCAGACGGCTGAGAGGCCGTCTGAAATGTCCGACCCTAAAAAATACACCGCCAATGCCATACCGCTGCCGTTTGCGCAGCGGATTGACGGGCGGTCTGAAGCCAACCGCCTGCCGTTGCCTTTCAGACGGCCTTTGGGCTATGCCGGTGATGACACGCCGCCCCATGATACGGGGCAGCAGCCGGATAACCCTTTGCCGCAGCCCAAGCCTGACGACGGTTATGCGCGTGTGTCTCAAGGATGGGGATTTGTGCAGCACGCGGTCGGGTCGGCAGCGGTTTGCCGGGGTGCCGGTTATACCCATGCCGCTTTGCGGCTGCCTTTTCAGACGGCGTGGGATGCCGCGTCGGATGTGTCGGTGTGTTTAGAGCCGTTTACCGACGCTTTGGCCGATGTGCGCCGTGATACCGCCGCACATTACAGGCCGTCTGAAAAACTCGGCGGCTGCGGCCATGTGCAAACCGGCGGTATTGCCGATTTGAGACGCTGTGAGCAACCGCACACAAGCGGCAGCGCGGTTCGGGCAAACGGCAATCATGACGACACGTCGGCGGTTTCCGGCCTGTTTGTCGATACCTGCACGCAACCCCGTACCAGTGCGAGCGGTGCAGTGGGCTTGTGTTTGGATTCGGACTTGCACGCGGCGCAGGATTTGGCGGCCTGTCTGCACCCCCGATACCAACCGGCCTTAAGCGTGCCGTGCGAATACTACGAGATTCCGCTCGAGCCGGAACCGGACAACACCGAAAAGACCTATATCTGCGGCATCCGTCCGCCGTCCAACCGCATGGCATTGCGGTTTCAGCGGCGCAAAATCGCCCACGCCGCCCACGCCATACCGTTGCCGTTTGCCTGTTTTGACCAATCGGCCACCCCGATTTTAAAAGGCTACATCATGCAAAACACCGTTTCCGCCGCCGTTGACGGCCGGCCGCTCAATCTCTTGTCGGCTTCCTTTACCTGCGACACCGGCGGCTACTGCTGGCAGGGCAGCGTGACCCTGCCGCCTGATGATTTCGTGCGGCTCAATATCGACGGACGCGCCAAAGGCAGCCCGGCCTTAATCAGTTGCCGCATTAATGGCGATAATTTTGTTTTCATGGCCGAGGATTACAGCGACAACCGACAGTTCGGCCAAAAATCCTACACCGTTACCGGGCGCAGCCAAACGGCCCTGCTGGGCGACGACTACGCGGCAAAAGGCGACGGCACTTACCGCAACCCGATTTATGCGGCGCAAATCGCCAACGGGCAGCTTAAGTTCGGCAGCGTCAAGCTGGACGGCTGGGGCATCGCCGATTGGCTGATTCCTGCCGATGTGTATTCCGTGACGGACAAAACGCCGATGGCCGTGCTGCAGGAGCTGGCGGCCGCTGCAGGCGGTTTTGTCGAGAGTGACCGAGCCGAAGCCGTGGTACGGCTCAAACCGAAATGGCCTAAGGCTGCGTGGGAGATTGATTCTGCCGCCCCTGATGTCGCCGTGCCGTCCAGCGTGATTATCAAAATCAGCGGCCGGCGCAGCGTGTCGGAAAAAGCCAACGGCGTATTCGTTTGGGCAAACCATGACAAAGGTGTGGGCGGCGACATTTACCGCAGCGGCAGCGGCCGCGAGCCGCGCGCATCGGCTTTGAGCGGCGCGCTCTACACCGACCAAGCCGTGTTGACTGCCGCCGGTATCACCGCCTTGAGTGCCACGGGAATCCATAAAAAAGAGACGGTGACGCTGCCGGTATCCGACAAGTACGCCATCCCTTTGGCCGCGCTGGGGCAGATTTGGCAAATCCAAGAGCCGGTCGGCATGTGGCAAGGCGTGGTTACCGGCGTAACGCTGGACGTATCCGTTGCCGACGATGCGCCGGTGGTGACGCAAACCTTGAGCATAGACCGTTATTTGGACGATTAAACCGTTTCAGACGGCCTTTAAAGATTTTTGACGTATGAATAACTATCAAAGATTAAGCAGCATTTTAAGCCGTCAGCAGCAAGGCGTTGCCCAAATCACCGGCGACTTGGGTGGCGGCGCATGGGCGGCGCGCTCGCAGGGCGGCAGTAATTTGGTGCTGAGCGGTCAGGCGGCAATCGGCAATAAAGTGTTTTACGACATTAAGACCAACAAAATCTTGAGCCAAGCCCCGGATTTGCGGTTGATTGAGTTGGGAGTGTGACATGACAAAAAATCCCGAATTGAGGTTCAAGCGCGGCGAAACGGTGGAAATTACCGTTTTATTCGATATTTTGGATGATTACGGCATTTCGTCGCTGACAGGCGTGACCGCCGTTGCCCAATTGCGGCGCAAACACGGCGGTGATACCGTGGCGGATTTTGACGTATCCGTCTACCCCGAAACACCGCGCGTTTTACTGACTTTGACTGCCGGTGTCTGCGCCGCACTCGATGCCGGCCAATATGTGACCGATGTGATGTTCACCCGCCTTTCAGACGGCCTGACCCAATACAGCGGCGACATTGCCGTCAACATTATCAAGAGTACCAGCCATGCTGACTGATTTTAAAGTATACCGCGGCAACATCGAACATGCCGGCCATCGATACGATGACGATTTATACCGCGTGTGGCTCGCGCAGCCCGGCAACCGCGACAAGTCGTTTGACGATTTTACCGAGTGGCTCGCACAAAGCAAAAGCAGCCAAGAAGCCCCTGATTTCGTCGCCCGATTTATTCTTGCCCTCAACTGATTTAGGAAAAAAAATGAAACTGATTGACCGTATTAACCAGTTTATCGATGCCGCCGGAGCCGCCATTAAAGGCATCCGCACCGACATCGGCCAAAAAACCAACTTGCAAACCAGCGACAAAAACAGCTTGGTCGGGGCCATCAATGAGCTTAAAAGCATGGTTGACAACAATCAGGCCGGCGGCGCATTGATTGACGACGTATCGGCAGCATCAGCCACAACCGTATATTCCAGCCAAAAAACCGAGCAATTGATTGCCGCCGAAGGCCAAAACATCCGCAATCAAATCTTAGACGGCGCAGATACCGCTTACGATACGCTAAAAGAAATCGGTGATTACATTAAAGAAGACAAAAGCGGCGCGGCAACGATGGCCGAGCAAATCGGCAAACGTCTGCGCATCGATGAGGCGCAGGAATTGACGGCCGAGCAAAAAAACGCCGTCGAAACCACCCTTAACTTAGGCGATACCGATACCGACTTCGCCGCACGATTTAAGGCAGCCCTAAAATGACCTTGGAAGAGCGAATCGAAGCATTGTCTATAGCGGTGGCAGAAGAGTTAAACAGCCGCAAGGAGCAAGCCGCACCACTCAATATCCAAAGAGGACGTGTGGTGTTCAATGATGCCGTTCTGAAAAACGATTTATCAGGATGGACAGGCTTACTTAATGGCGCAATTGCCAATTCATCTGTTTATAACATCAGATTTAAAAAGCCTTTTAAAAAAGTGCCGGTAGTGACCCTTGCCCAGCAACGCACAGATACGCCAAGCTGGCGATTTATTGAGATAGTCACCGTGACCGAAGAGATGTTCAGCATCCGCTGCAACTACTGGGGCAATAACTTGATATTGCATTGGATGGCAATGGAAGAAGAGACGGCATAGCAGAAAATAGATTTACCAGAACGGAATTTAAATAATGTCATGTTCAACAGGTTCCCCCGCCCGAAAAAATCTCAAATGAAATGCGGTGTATGAATTGTAACAAGCTGCTGGCTAAAGGATGTGGCTGTGTACAAATCAAATGTCCGCGTTGCAAAACATTCAATCAATTTAAATAAGCCTTTGAGCTTTGTCTTCGAGTGCCGCGAGCACCGGAGATTAAAAAGTGACTAAAGTTTGGAATCAAGCCCCGATCCCTTTTGTTGGACAGAAACGGTTTTTTCTACAATTATTTAAAGAGTCTTTGAAACAAATTCCTGATGATGGTGCGGGGTGGGTGATTGTCGACGTATTCGGCGGCAGCGGCCTATTGGCACATACCGCCAAACGCAATAAACCCGCAGCGCGAGTCATCTATAATGACTTCGATGGGTATGCCGAAAGATTAAATAATATCCCTGATTACAACCGCCTATTGGCAGAGATTCAGGCACTTACAAAAGACGTGCCAAGAGAAGTGAGATTGCCGCAGGATGTGGAAGCGGCAGTAAAATCGGCCATCCGTAATTTCGACGGTGCAATTGATGTCAGGGTGTTATCATCATGGCTGCTTTTTAGTACCAAACAGGCAGTTGATATTGCGCAATTATTGGGCTGGGAATTTTATAACAAGGTGCGCAAAACCCCGTTTAATACGTGTGATGGTTATTTGGACGGGTTGGAAATTGTTTCTGAGGACTACGAAAATCTCATGCACCATTATCAGCATGGCGAGAATATCTTATTTGTACTTGATCCGCCTTATGTGGGCACGGAGCAATTTGCCTACAAGAACGAGAAATATTTCAATATGGTCGCATTTCTGAAGCTAATCCACCTGACACGTCCGCCTTTCATCTTATTCAGCAGCAATCGGAGTGAGATTTGTGAGTATCTTGACTATTTAAAAGAGTACGAACCGCAGGCTTGGAGTAAGTTTGCAGATGCACAAATACATAAGTTACCTGTCAAGATGGCTAAGGGGGTTTCTTATGAGGATAATATGGTGGTTAAATTTTAG